CGATAAACAATGAGTTTATCTTTAATAAAGAGATGAGCTTAAAAGCAAAAGGACTTCTTTGCCATTTGTTAGCACTTCCTGAATCTTGGGACTTGTATGTTGAGGAGGTAGAAAAGTGGCACAAAGACAAAAAAGATTCTATTTATAGTGGATTTAAGGAATTGATGAAATTAGGATATGTGCAAAGAATACAAAAAAGAGAAGCTGGAAAGTTCAAGGGTTTCGATTATATAGTTTTTGAAAAACCGAAAACGGAAAAACCGAAAACGGATTCTTCGGAAACGGAAAATCCGCATCTATTAAATACTGATATTAAATTAAATACTGATATAATTAAAAAAGAGATTTTTGATTTTGAAGGATTAGAAGAATTGAACGTTGAGGTATGGAAAAAATGGAGAGCGTATAGAAAAGAAACATTCCGTTTGACTTACAAACCAATAGGAGAAAAAGCAGCGATTGGAAAGCTGATGCGACTTTCTCAAGGTTGCCACGAAGTCCAAGAACAAATCATTCAGCAATCAATTGAAAACGGATGGAAAGGTATTTTTGACCTTAAAGAACAAAAACAATCTAAAACAAAGAGCGCACTTGACAATTGGCAAAAAGCTCGTAATATGATAAACAATGGATAAAAAACAACAAATCTGGTATCGTTGGAAGAACGACCTTCCAAAGCTAAAAGAAGAAGCTGTTGACATACTTTCTAGAACTTATTTAGAGATAGGACAAAAGCCAGGTGTTGAGGATATTGTTACAATGGCAAATATTCTAGTTGATGATTTGGCAAACAACACACAATTTAGCACAATGACTATGGAAGATGTTGCAAGAGGTTTTCGAGAAGGTGTTAGGTCTGGCGATGAAGCAAGTGTCTTTCTTAATGTTAGGACTTGGAATATATGGTTACGTAAAGAAAAACAAAAGGTTGCAAAAAAAGTAATAGAATTACACAAGCAACAAGAAATTGAATATATTGAAAACGCTCGTTTGCTGGGCGCAACTATTAACAAAGCAAAACTATTAAAATGAAAAAAGGACAATTAAAACTTGAAACAGTTAGGATTTTAGAGTTGGTATGTAAACACATACTTGACAGCAAAAATGATTATGACACACAAGACTTAAAAGCATTGCTTTCTGAGGCTCTTGCTTATTATGACCTCTATCTTTTGAAGAAAAATAATAAAAGAATTGAAGCAGCAATGTTAGAAAGTAAACTAGTTCCAAAATGGGAGGAGGGTTTAAGAGCAGAGATTAGGGCTTATTTTGATGAGATATGATAATTATTAAAATCGTATTGATTTTTATTTTGATGTATGTTGGTTTAACTTTATACTTTCAACATAGAATAGATAAAAAGCACGAAGCATTTAAAAAACGACTAAACAATGAAAGCAAAAAACAAAGTAAAAACTCTCTTAACTAAATATCCAAGATTCAGAGATTCAGACAATAAATTGATTGCAGCTTGTTGGTTAGATGAATTAAGAAGAAAAGGAATGAATCCAGATGAAATGAGTGGAATGGACTTCCTTCACTTGTTTGCTGACTCTAAAATTACAAACCCTGAAACAATCAGAAGGAGTAGGGCAAAACTTCAAGAAGAAGATTCATCATTAAGAGGTAAAAACTACTCAGTAAGAAAAGGAGCAATCCAAGACAAATGGAGAAAAGATTTAGGATATGACAATAACTAATGAAGATAATATGGAATTGATGTCAAGGTATAAAGATAATTATTTTGACTTAGCTATTGTTGACCCTCCTTATGGGATAAATAGAAGTGGTCAAGAGGAAACATTCACAAAGAATAGAAAGCATAAAAGAAAATTTCATAAACAAAAACAATGGGACAACTTAATACCTAATAAAAAGTATTTTGAAGAATTACAAAGAGTATCAAAAAACCAAATAATATGGGGTGCAAATTATTTTGTCAACTTTTTAACTAAAGGTACAATGGGTTGGATTTTTTGGTATAAAGGTCAAGAAGGGTTAACTATGAGCGATGGAGAAATAGCTTTTACAAGTTTTCAAAAAGCTACAAGACAAGTAAATATAAATAGAGCATTTATATCAAAAAATGGTGGCAGTATTCATCCAACACAAAAACCCGTTAAGTTGTACGAGTGGCTTTTAGTGAATTACGCAAAGCAAGGAGATAAGATTTTAGATACTCATTTAGGTTCTGGTTCAATAGCTATTGCTTGTCATAATTTAGGATATGATTTAACTGCTTGTGAACTTGACAAAGAATACTTTGAAGCAGCAATGAAACGAATTAACAATCACAAATCACAAATGAGAATATTTTAATGGCTAAAACAACAACAGCCAAACTCAAGGCAAAGCTAGATAAGCTCTTTAGTGAATACATAAGGAAAAGAGATAGCGACCACAGAGGAATCTGCAAATGTATTTCTTGTGGCAAAGAAGCTCCAGCTTTTGGGGGTTCGATACACGCTGGACACTTTATGAGTCGTAGGCACTTAGCCACGAGGTGGGATGAAAAGAACGTCAATGCTCAATGCGCTGGTTGCAATACTTTTAGAGGCGGTGAGCAATATAGACAATCCATCGGAATAGATAGAAAATGGGGTGAGGGAACTTCAGCAGAGTTAGAACAAAGAGCGCACACAGTTGTAAAACTATCAAGAGGAGATTATGAAGAAGCAATTGCAAACATTAAGCAAAAGATTAACGAACTCAATTAACAAAGAGGTGTTAATATTTTTTGACCTCAAAGATTGGAGAATAGAATCAATATTTTATATTAGCGACAATGACAAAGATTAGCACAATATTTGAAGGAGGAATTGCAAAGGTGGCAACCCTTGCGGATGGTTCACTCTCACTAACGATACACACACAAGAGCTTCCTGAAGAAACAATGATGCGCTTATTTAAGCTAAGAAAGAAGCCTGGTATGGTTTTAATTAGTTCGGATGGTATAAGCAAGCAAGAGGTTGAGGAAGTAGAAAAGTTTACAAGCGATTTTGAAGTAGGGGGTAAAACACCAAGCCAACGACTTAGAGCTGTCCTTTACAGAGTTTGGGAGCAAACAGAGCAAACATACGACTTTCCCATTTGGTATGAATCACAGCTTGAAAGAATAATCAATAAATACAAAGCTACGCTGGATGCCTAGAAGAACGCTCTCTCAACTGATTTGGAAAAGCACGGAGAACGGAGCTGAGTTGAGATTGCCTAAAATTATAGACACAGATATAAACTTTCAGTTGATGTTCGGAGAAGCAGAAAGCCACAACGAACAAACACAAAAAGAAACAAATAACGCTGAAAACTATGAATGTAGAACTTACAGAGATGTTGAGCATTTTAAAAAATTTGTATAGAATTACTATAGGAGTTGTGATTCTTTTTATTATGCTTCCTTTTGTCGTGGTGTGGTTTAGTTTTTTATTTCTTAAATTTGTTATTGAATATGAAGTTGAAAGCAGTCCTAGAAGTTAGTATAGTTATGAAAGAAGATGAAAGCGTTGAAGAAGCAAACTCAAGAGCCATTGAGAAGCTAGTTGAAGTTGTGGATGATTGGATAAACAATAAAGATGGATTGACTCCTTACATAAAACTAGAATACGATGTGGACTTTGAATACATCAAAGAGATTAAATTATTGAATTGATGCCAAACTTACCAAAGGGAAAACCAAAGAGCTGGATTGCTAATAGCAAAAAGAAAACACGATTTACTGAAAAGCACGTTTCAGAGAACTCAAGTTTCTATCAGAGTAAAGCGTGGCGCAAAGTAAGGAAAGCATACTTTACAATGAATCCTATTTGCAAATGGTGTGAAGAAGAAGGAAGAATTACAGCAGGACAAATCGTGGACCATATTATTGAAATTAAGGATGGAGGAGATACACTCAGCTTTGACAATCTACAAACGCTTTGTCAAGTACACCACAATCAAAAAACAGCTTGGGCTAAAATGAAAAGAAGAAATGAAAAAAAGTAAATATTACTACGACTATACAAGGAACACTGATACACCTTTAGTAGATGATAGAGTTCCTAACTATTACAAAGGAAAACAAGGTTATGAAGCAAGGAAGGTGTGTGATAACTTTGATTTACCTTATCACCTAGCAACCGCCACTACTTACATTATCCGTAGTTATCACAAGCACGACACACCGATTGACTGTTTGAAGAAAGCAATAGCACACATTGAATTTGAGATAGAGAAATATGAGCAAAATAATAAATAAGATAGTATGGGAAGTATTCATTGAGCAAACGATGGGTCAATCCAAGTCTGAACTATACACAGATAGAATTACAGATTATGCAGAGGATATGTGCTACATTGTTTACACTAATTTGATATATAGGATAGACAGAGGGGAAAATATCAATGATATTGCCTTTGAGGACATACTACCAAGAGAACTAATGCAAACAAACAAGGAGGGGGGCTAAAAAGTTATTGTACAATAGTACGACAAC